TTAAAATTCTATTTGTTCACTCTTGTAAAATAAATGTCTTTCTACTAATGGTAATGGCTCTAATATACGTTGGCTTTCTTCGTATCTGAATCTATCATCCAATTCTCTTAATGTCGTTCCATCAGCTCGAAAAGGTATTGGACTATCCTTGTCCATATCCAGCATATGTTGCCATAAGAAAGGATATCTTCTTCTTACTACCTTTAAACTTCTATTGTTTTGTTTGGGGCATAAATAACAACCTTGCCTTTCAAATTTCCAGTACATTGGATTCCAGAATCCTTTTTCTTTTATATATTTAAGACAATCAGCTTCTGTCATTCCCCATTCTGCTAAAGGTGCTTTTCTATTACTTTCTAGCTTCTTAAGTCTTTTAGGTTCATCTGCTGCTATTCCTAAATATATAATCACATCCTCAAATTGTTTCTGATACTCTCTAAAAGGCCTTTGTTTTAATCTATCATTACACCAGCTATTAAATCCTGCTGTAAATGGCCATCCATATGTTTGCCCTTTAAATTTTCCTTTTTTCTTTACTGTGTAGAAGTATTCTTCAAAACTTTTTTTAGGTTTTATTCTATCAAATATTAGATCTGGTTTAAGTTCTTTAAATCTCCTTTCACAAATTTTTATAATATTACGTTGTTCTCCAAACTCTAAACCAATATCTATGTATGCAACTCTATCTAACGGCCAACCTTCTTCTATAAGTCTTAATACCATGGCCACACTATCTTTACCGCCACTAAAACTTGCTATGTATGTTGTAGTCATATTCCCACCTACTTCTTATTAGTTGCTCTAATTCTTGCAAGTATAATAACTATATCTAATATCAATACTGCTATTACTGTATAGATTAATATTTTCATTTAATCACCTTTTCTTAACTTCGCTTATTTTTAACATAAGCCTTGCAATATTAAGTCCTGTAACTGTAAAGTCTTTATTATCATGAATCAGACTATATTTGTTCATTATGAATCGTTCTCTTTTGCTGACTAATAACAAGTTATCCAAAGATACATTTGATTTATCTTTATCTGCAAATAATAAACAGTATCCTTCTGGTACTTTACCATTTACTTTTTCCCATATCATTTTATGTTTGTATTCCCATATATTTGGCTCTGCTATTTTTACCATTACAAAGCCTTTTTTACCTATAGATTCACTTCCAATATCTAATGAGTTTATTGAATGTCCCTTTTTAAAACCACCATTTAATTTAGTACTTACTTTTAATTTTCTTGCCTTCTGTCTTAACTGTTCCTTTCTATATTCATTACCAAATTTATTTTTCATTAACTCGATTATATCTTTGTAGTGCCTTCCTTCTATAATTGATATTAAATATTTTTCTTCTTCTTTTGTCCATCTATGTGCTTTTTTACTTTCTTTTGGGAAACTCCTTACTAGAACCTAGCATTGGTGGTATTTCTTCTTCTTCTATAGCTCTTTCATCTTGCATTACTTTTATTTTTAAAACTAAATTACCATTATTTATAATTTGACTTGCTACTTTGGCCATTGCATTAGCTCTGTCTATTTCTTCTTTTAGGTTTCCTCCAACTATGCTCTCATCATTAAGTCTTTCCATTTGTTCAAATAAGTGATTATTTAAATCCGCTAGTGTATTTCTCAAAATATCATCCCCTTATCCCTAAGTAATTTTTTATAACTTCTATGGCTTCTTCACTGTTCCAGCAAACTTCACATCTATAACCTACCGCTGATAATCTTTTAATCCAGTCCTCTTGATTTTCAGTAGGTTTATTCTTGCCCCACTTCATTTCTATATATAGCCCATAGTAACAACCACTTGGATAAGCTAGATGTAAATCAGGAACACCCGATTTTACCCCCTGTAATTTTAAATTCTTTGCTTCTATCTTATTTCTGTATCCTCCATTTGGGATGGCATATATATTTTTAACTGCTGGATATACATTCTCTTGCATTTTGCACCAACTTATAACTACTGCTTGTTCCTGTGCTTCTCTTGATTTCATTTATTCCTCCTAACAACTTTAGGTCTTCTCATTTTGCCTTCTTCTTTTATCTTCGTTCTAGCCTTGTCCAAATTCTCCGTTCCATAAAGTCTATAAACCAAACCTCTAATAGCCCTAGAACTTCTCCTATCAAGTTTCATTGCTACATTTTCATAGTTAGCACCTTGTAAAATCATTTCTTTTAGTATTTCATATTCCTCATCTGTCCAAAATGTATGTGTCCAAGCTTTAACTGGTCTTTGCATTATTCCTAAGTACTCTATTCTCTTTTGTATTGCGCCTTCGCTTCTGTTCATTTTCTGTGATATCTCTTTTATTGTGTATTTATATTGATTTAGTAAGAACTGCAAATATTCATCTTCCTTTTGTGTCCATGGTGTTAATCTAATATTAGATTTGAATTGTATGTCATATTCCCTTTTCTTTTGTACCCAATTAGGTTCTGCTCCTAGTGCATGTTTTTCAAAGTTAGAAAAATCTAAGAATTGTTGATTTTTTTCTGCCCATTTCCAAAAGTCATCTAAATTTACAACTTTGAAACTGCACTTATTTACCTTTTTATTTATAACTGGAAAACCTCTATTTTCTATCCATGATATGTTCTTGTAAGAATATCCACCTTCTAGTCCTAAAGCTTCTAGCAATTGTCTTAATGTTACATAATATCCATTTTCAAGATATGCTCCTAACTTCATTCTCTGTCTTTTATTCAATATTGCTGATTCCGTTCTATTTAATTTTCTTGCTATATGTCCAATTGATACAGATCCATAGTTTTCTTTTAAATATTCTTTTTCTTGTTTGGTCCATCTTCTAGCAACCATTTCCCTCATATCTCTCCCTTTCTTCTTTTTCAATTTCCTCTTGTGCTTTTTTAATAGCATTTATGTAAGTTTCACCTGATTTTACGTAAATTTTGGCAAGTTCAATTACTTTTTCTGTATCTTTACTCATTTATTTCACCTTTAATCTATCTCATTAAGTCTTTCTATTATTTCTTCTTTAAATCTTTCAAACTCTTCTACTGATAAATTTAAGGCTTTATCAACCAACTCTTCAAATTCTTCCATTAATTCATACATTTCTATTCCTCCCTATCTATCCTCCGAATAAGTATATATTTTCACTTCATCTTTAACTCTACCCTCTCTTAAGCAACCGCATGATTTACATTGACTTAATACTGTATATTTTGCTACTTGTAGATATACCATTAATCCTCCGCAATGAGGGCATACCCCATTTTTACCTCCAAGTATCTTTTTCATTTGTAATCTCCCTTTATTTTATTCTTTGTATCGTTAAGCCCTTGTACTGTATTTGATCGGATTCATAATATCTGAAATGATTTACGATGTTTTGAGCTTTATATCCATGTTCTTCACAGAACGCTTTAATACATGGAAAGATTTCTTCTGTATCTGCATATTTATTTACAACTTTAATTGGATGTAAATTTAAATTTTGATTGTTATGCTTATTTTTGTATTGTTCAATCTTTTTACGTACTATATCATCATATTTGTTATTAACTTCATTAACTTTTATCATCTGTGATTCCGTTAATATACCTTTTTTTCTATCGTTATCTATTTGCTGTATTCTCTTATCACTTTCTTCTGCATTTTCTAATCCTTGCAAATAGTAACTCATTTTGTGATTACTATTTGTATCTAATATGCATTCCGCTAATCTAAGATAATTTATAAGTGTTGGATCTTCTATTGCTTCTATATTGACGTGCTTTGATTTCTCTAAAAGATTTGACATTCTGACTAATTGCCTAGTTTTACCACTCATAATAATCTCCCCTCTTATGTTATGGTCCAAGGGAAATAAATCCCCCTGGAATAATTTATTTTAATAACTCTGAATTTTCGTAAACATTGCCTATGACTTCAATAGGTTGTGCATCTGCAAAACTATAAAATAATTTATAGTATGTGTAATAATGGCATATACACCAACAACCGTTATACATAGTTACATGACCTTTTATATTTGACGCCCTCTTAGTTTGAACTATGTCCCCTTCATATATTTCTTTGCCGTTCTTATCTTTTAACCCTGTATATTGGCCTACTGTCTTAGTGTCAATTTCATATTGCTCATTGTAAGGTCTATTACAGTCATAACAATATCCAACATTAGAATACTCTTCCTTTTCAGTAATAAAAGTCATATCATTATTTTGAATTAAATTTCCATATACCCATTTATGAGCATCTATTATTTTCCCTCTAAACTTTATATCCATCATAATACCCTCCTGAATAATTTATTTTAAACTACACATAATACTAATATAACGATACTTTCTTGACACATTTGAATCTGTAGTACTTAACCTTATCGGAAACGATAGGGTTATTTGGCTTTTCTAGGAGTTCCTGTTCTCATAGTTGCATAGTATACCTAATCAAATTTCCCTTTTTGACTTTCTAGTAAGATTTTTTCTAATTCATCTGGAGTGTACCAAGCGAATGCATTATTTACGTTTGCTCCTGCACCTTTTTGTATATTATTACTATTTTTGCTAACACTACTATTAGTAGAAAACTTATTTTGCTCTTTTAAAGGGAATACACCTTTCCATGAATTTATTATGGATTGCTCAAGTATTCCTATTTTGTTTTTATCATCACTTGCTAACTGGTCCAATTTATTAAGTATTCCTTTTAATGCTCTATCAGTTACTGGTGATTTAATTGCTTTTCTCATTTTTATAAAATCTATTAAAGTTTCAATCAATTCTACATTGTCCGTATATTCTTTTATGAGCTTATCCAATGATGTTTCTTTTTTATTAATAGAACTGTTTTTATTAATACTGTTTTTATTAATACTGTTTTTGTTAAGACTGTTTCTTTTAGTGTCCTTATTTACCGTATCCGGAAAAACCGTATCCCGTTTTACCGTATCCGGTTTTTTAGGACACGGTGGCTTTGTAGTGTTTTCAATAGGTACAGCGATTAACCTATAAATATTATGTGCAAATCTACCTTTTTCTTTAATTTGTTCAACTCTTAAATATCCTTTTTCTTCTAGCTCATTTCTATATTTATAAAATTTTGTTTTACTCCAATTCATGTGATATAAAATTAATTCAACACTTGGAAATGCTGTATCTCCATTTCCTGCATAAGCTGCAAAATAAGCAAATAAACTTTTAGCTTCACTGCTTAAATTTGGATTACATACAAGTGATTTTGATATTATCCCAAACCCAGTTTCATACACTAACTTGTCCAATATATCACCTGCCTTTGTCTTTTGCTATTAGAAGGGAATTTAATCCCTCCTATAATAAGCTTCCTTGTTCTTCTGTACTTTCGGTTACTTCTGTAAATTCTACATCTTGCACTTCATCATGTTTTTTAGGCTCATATTTTATTATTAAATCTAAAACTTCTTCTGCTTCTTCAAAAGTTAATTCTTTTAAGTTGTATCCATTACTATCGCAGAATTCTTCTAGTTTTGTTGTATCTTTTTTAGTTTCAAAACTGAATAGATCCTTTTGTGATGCCATTGCTAGTATTTTGTTTTTTTGTTTTGGACTTGCTGTTCCTGGTATTATTTCTTTTTCTGGTAACTTTGCATCTATTCCCACTTCACTTGCGTCATATAATCCTTGTAAATCTTCTGGAAATGCTTCTCTTAATGCTGTAACCATCGCACATTTACGAATCATTACCATAGGCATTGTTTTCCAAGTACTCTGTGCTTTACTATATTCCTCTAATGCTACTACTGACTTTATTGGGAACTTCTTATCACTTGTATATACTTCACACCATCCACCGATTAAAGTTTCTCCTGGTAGCTTTAAACTGCCTTCCCTTTCGTGTGTATTACCTTCTTTATCAACTGTAACAATTCCAGCTTTCATTCCTTCAAAGTTTGGATTTCTATATGCTCTTTTTACAAATACATCTTTTCCAACTACTATATTTGCTGGACTATTTCCAAACTTAATCAAGTAAGCTTCTCTTATGAAAGGATTTAATTTCTGTGCTTTACATAACTCTATAAACATCAATGTTTCTTGCTCTGTAACTGCTCCATTTCCACTTGTAAGATAATTCTTTACTGTATCTGCTGTAAGTACCTGTCCACCTTCTAGAGTGAATTCTGCTAATTGTAATGCGTTATTGTTCATTTGTCGCACTCTCCTTTTTCTCTTGTTTTATATAGTCACGATAAGCTAATATAAAAGCCTTATCATACTCTGTGCTGTTGTCTTCTGTAGCTTCATATTTATCTATATAAGCTTCTAGTTCTTCTATTGGTTTATAGCTGTCCAAACATTGTTTAGCTCCATCAATATATCCCCATTTGCTATCTGCATTGCAGTCATATTGACTTGATAATTGTGCATATAACAATCTATTTTCAAAAGTTCCTTCTTGCTGTCTGAATGCTCTATTGCAACCGCTAAATAAATCTCGCATTTTCATATTCTAAAATCACACCTTCTTTGGTATAATATAATAAATAATATTTTGTTTAACTCTATTTGAATTGGGCCTATTGCAGTAGGTCCTTTTCTATATATAGGCTTCATATCTTTTTTCTCTTAGATCTTGTTCTGCTTCTTCAAATTGCTTTATTTCTTCTTCTTTTGCACAATTAATATCTAGTAATATTTCTTCTAGAAAATCTGCTTGCTTAGTATAGTCTTCTAATCTAACTCTGAACTCTGTATATTTTTCTATTTCTTCTTTGTCTCTTTGTAGCATTGCATTCTTACCTTTTTCTGCTATATATGCTGCACTTCTAAGATTGTTTATTTTGTTTTGCATCTTTTCTATTATGAAATCTTGATTTGACCATTCCATGTTAAACCTCCTTAAGAATTTCATTTATCATAACTAACACATTGCTGCTTATATCAATCTTTAAAATCTCTTTATAGTTTTGATAAATTGATATGTAGTTGTTTTCTATATCAGTCATAACAAAGTCACCGTCAGTAAATCCACTTCCTATTTCTACTAGAGAACCTTCTTTATATGAATGCATGTCGGATACATCTTTTATATTTTCTACTGCTCTTTTGAATAATGTTTCTCTATCCTCTTTCTAAAAGTCGATTTGATTACTCATTAGTTGACACCTCTTCCCATTCAATTGGCATGAATATTTTTTCACCTCGAACTTTTTCTTTAACGTATACAAATACTTCTTTTCCTAAGCCTCCTAAAAAGCCATATACTTTCCAGTTGCATATTTTATCCTTTGACATTTCTATACCACTATTGCATTTATAAGGGTTTGTAGTAATACCTCCACATGAAGGGCATCTGAAACCTTTATCACCAACAGATTCGTGAAAATCTTTAATAGTATCAAATACTCTAACTTTATTGCCATCTATTTTAGGTTGATTAGCTTCTTGATAATAGTTCATATACCAGTAGTTTCTATTCTCTTCCCAAGAATCAAGTATATCTTCCCAACCAATACCTAATTTATCTTCATACTGCTTTGCTCTATCAATAATCCACTTGAACGTATCACAATATTTGTGTGTGCATTTTGAAACACGTCTACAAACTGTATTGCCAAATCTTTTCTCGTGCCCTTTTGCTGGTTCATATCTATTAAACTCATGATCACATCCATTAGGATTAAAACACCCTTGTCCATTATTGCAGTCGCTTTTTACTGCTTCTATTAAACTTTCATAACCTTTACTCATCGCTTCCTCCTGTGTACATATCACCTAATCTTTTAAACTCTAATTTTGATATTTCTCTTATGTCATTTCCTAAAACTTTCTTTGCTTGTTCTAAAGTTCCACCTTTTTCCCAGTCAATTTCACATACCACTCTTGAACTTGGTAAATCATAATATTTTTTACTCATTAGTTGCACCTGCCTTTAATAATCTATTTGCAACTTTTCCATAAAAACTCATAACCTGCAAGAATTCATCTTCTGTTAGTGCCTTTCCTATTGTTTGTGTAACTTCTAATAGGTCTCTAACTTGAACAACTGAAATATTATTTTTTAGCTCTATCATTTCTTCATTTCTATCCATTAGTAACACACTCCATTTCGTCTAATTTAACTTGTCCATTTGCGCCTTGAATTGCATATTGGAGCATTAGACTAGGCTTCCATTTTTCTATATAATTAAGTGCTTTGTCATAATTTTTAAGAGATATATTTTTGTAACTATTTACTTTGAATGCTCCTTTTATATCTCTATAAAGTTCTGAAAATAACTTCTTGCTTAACTTCTTGTAAGCTTCTGAATATTTACCTTCTAATAAATAAACTGCCCTTGTATTTACTGCTGTTCTTAGGTTTTCTGCTAACTCATAATCAACAGTCATCTTTTCTTCTATAGCTCCAACCCTACTTTCAATTACTTGCTGCTTTCTATCTATCATGAATATCGCTTGTAATTCCTTTGAAGCATTTAAAAATGGATTTTCTATCATTTGATTGAATTTATCTACATATTTAGCGGTAAAGATTGTTCCCTTTTCACCAGTCATTTTATTAGCCAACATATCGCAACCTAATTTAGTGCATTCATAACAACTATTAACTTTTCCACTGTCATCTTTATATTGAGATTTTATATAATACTTACTAACCACCATTTGGTTGTCAGCTAATATTTCAACAATTCCTTTTCTGTCTTTTGCTCCATCTAACATTCTTAAAACTTCCCAATGCTTTTTCTCCATCATGTCTGCTACTTCATAGCTAGGTATTGTTTGAACTGCTTGTCCTTCATTACTCTCCATAACTTTGTAACTTGCATATAAACTACTATTCATTTCTACTCCCTCCCCTTATTGGCTTATAACTATTAACTTTTTGCACTCACCAAAACTTTGAGTTTCATCAAAATATCTCATTTGGATTACATTGACACCTCTATCTTCAAGATGTCTTAGTTCTGAATGAATATTTCTATCTGTCTTGTATCTAGTTACCTCTTTAGTTGAATTTGATTTGATTTTTACTAACATACTTTTCATTATTTACTCCCCTTTTTCATTTATCTTTTGTTTATCAATTTGAACAACTCTTCGTGTGTCATGTTTGGAAATATTTCACTAAGTACTTTTAGTTGTTCCAACGTTATCTTGATTTTCATTTGTATTTTTTAACCCCCTTTGATACTCATAAAGACAAAGGTTGTATGCTGCCTGTGCAAAATCTTTTAATACTTTATCCTGCTGTTCTTCTGTTTGATTAGTCGCAAATGTAATGGTTACTTTAGACACTGCATCTTCCCTATAAATTTGCTTCATACAATCACCCCTAATTATATTTATGCTGTAAATATTTTGTCCTATAGCTATAAATTAGCTATTTTCAACCTCTCGAACCGGACATACTATATAAGTATTCTTTAAGTTGACTCTATCAGCAAAAAAAATATCATCTATGCTTGAATTAAATAATTCTGCTAATTGTTTTGCTTCAGTTACAGTAAAGTCATTCTTACCAGTCTCTTTGTTGTGATAAGTTGTTTTTTGAATGCCTAAATAATCTGCTAGATCTTGTTGGTTAAAATCATGTTCTGCTCTTAAAGATTTTAATTTATTTCTTAGTGTCAATTATGTCACCTCCTTGAGTATTCGATAAGAATACTTTTGATACTTTAATAATAGTCAACTTTAAGAATACTGTCAACTATATTTTGAACTTTTTTTGAAAAAGTATTCATTTTTTTATACTTTTTTTCATATAATTTTAAATTAGTCAACTTTAAGGTATAATATTCATAAGGATGGTGTTGATAATAATGTTGGGTGATAATATAAGAGAAAACAGAGAAAAACTAGGAATAAATCAAGTTGAATTAGCTAAGTTAATGGGAGTATCAAAACAAACAGTATCTAACTGGGAGAATGATAATAGAATCCCTCCTACTCAAACACTGGATAAATTAGCTGATATATTTAATGTGACTACAGACAGTTTATTAGGTAGAAGCGAAGATTTAAAATTAGACAATACTTACATCGATATTGAAAATGATGAAGATTATGCTGTGGCGAAAGAAATAAGCAAATTAGACACAGAAGATAAAGAGTTTATAAAACAAATGATAAAAAAACTAAACAAAAATAAACAAGAGAAATAAGTTGATTAACCTATTTCTCTTAATTTTTGTACTAATTTAATTATTGTTTCGTAAGCTTCTATATCATTTTCTTTAAGTTTTTTTAAATCTTTCATTATTGCTAGCGTTTCTTCTTCCACCCCAATACCCCCTATTTATATTTATACTTATATTTTAGCGAATATATGTTCTATATTCAATATAAAAATACAAACATTTAATCTATTCAGCTTCTATTTATATTATAAAGCAAAAAATATAACTGGCAGTTATATTTTCCAACAAATTAATACAATTTTTTTAAAAGGGAAAACGTGATTAGAAGAAAAAGACTAAAAATGCACATTACGCAAAATGAATTAGCGGAAATGATAGGAGTTACTCAAGCTTATATTTCTAAAATAGAAAATGATAGGTTCGTAAATGTAACTCTTATTGAAATAATAAAAATTAGTAAAGCGTTGCAATTGAAAGAACTAGAAGTATGTAAATACTTTTTAGAGAAGCACAATGATATTTTTGTAGAATTTGAGGGGGAATTATCATGAAAACCTGTATCTACTTAAGAAAGAGTAGACAAGATGAAGAAATGGAAAAAAAAGAAAATACAGATACTCTAGCAAGGCATAGAAGTACTCTTCTTGCTATAGCTAAAAAGCAGCATCTAGATATTATTGAAGTAAAAGAGGAGATTGTTTCTGGAGGAAGTATAAGTTCAAGACCTAAAATGTTAGAGTTGCTCGAAGAAGTTAAAAATAATAATTACGATGCAGTGTTATGTATAGATCTTGATAGACTTGGCCGTGGAGGTATGCAGGACCAAGGGCTTATACTAGATACTTTTAAAGAAAGTAATACACTTATCATTACACCAGACAAAACCTATAACCTTAACAATGATCTAGATGAAGAAATGACAGAATTCAAATCATTCTTTGCTCGTAGAGAATTAAAGATGATAACAAAGAGAATGCAAAGAGGGCGCGAAAAATCTGTTGAAGAAGGAAAATTTATAGCTTCAACTGCTCCTTTTGGATATAAATTTGAATATACAAAAGAAGGAAATAAAATACTTGTTATAGATGAAAAAAAAGCAGTTAAAGTAAAAAACATATTTGATATGTATTTAAATGGCAATGGTGCTTATAAAATAAAGGTGTGGCTAGATAGTATAGGAGCTAAAACAAATAACAATATATTTTTTTCTGAACAAACTATAAGGCGAATATTAAAAAATGAAATTTATGCAGGATATGTATCTTGGAACAACTACAAAAGAAGAGGAACTAAGACTGTTAAGCAGAAAAATAAAGATAAAATAATTTATGCTAAAGGTAAGCATGAAGCAATTATATCTGAAGAGGTATTTAATAAAGCTAATGAAATAATTTCTAATAGAAGTACAACAAGCGTAACAAGCAACAAAGAATTAACTAATCCTTTAGCTTCTATTGTCAAATGTGCTTGCTGCGGTAGAGTTATGACTTGTAATTATGCCACTTATAAAGATGGTTATGTTCAATTTCTAAGATGTAAATCATGCAACCAAAATAGAGGTACAAGACTTGATTTATTAGAAGGAAAAATTTTAGAAAATCTAAAGGATATTTTGGAACATTTTGAACAACAAATATTATCTAATACAATTGAAAATAAAAATAATGATAGAGTAAATAATTTAAAACATACTTTATCGCTCTTAGAAAAAGAATCACTAGAAATAAATAAGCAAAAGAATAACCTTCATGACTTTTTAGAAAGAGGAGTCTATGATGTAGATACTTATCTCGAAAGAACTCAAATACTATCTAAGAAAAGTGATGAAAATAAAAAAGCTATAAAAAATACAATTGAGTTAATAGAAAATGAAAAAACTATAAATATTAATTATAATGATCTAGTTCCTAATTTAAAAACTGTACTAGAAAACTATAATAGAACTAATGATGTGAAATTGAAAAACTTTTTATTGAAAACAGTAATAGATGAAATTATCTATTACAAAGAAAAAGGCAAAAGGACTGCTAAGTTCGAAATAGAGATAAAATTGAAGGTGAAATAA